CTCCACCTCCTCCACCAGAACCACCGCCACCTCCTCCTCCACCTTTACCAAGCATACCTTGTGCTTGGCTGAGCATTCCTTGAAGGTTACCGATGTCTCCTATATTACCCAAACCAAATGCTTTACCAGTCAATTGATCCAATTTATTTAGAGCGCCCATGTTATTTTTGAACTTCTCTAATGTTTTCTGCATATTACCTTGGTTAAGAACACCTTCTTTAAGCTGTCCATTTTGAAACTTTTGGATTAACTGCATCAGAATACCAAGAAGCTGTTGCATACCTTGGCCTCCACCGCCACCACCAGAGCCATTACCAAGACTATTATTAATACCCTGATCATAAGTCAATTGATCTTGTTGTATTAACAAGTTATTTAGAATATCAACTGTCAATGTTTGTGTGGCAATATAAGGGTTTAAATTTTTGGCTAAGTTTATCTCAGCGGATGTGAATAGATCCTGGAGAGCAGAATCAGTAGGATAATCTGTTGGGCCTCTCTTAACATAAACACTTTTTGTTCCATCTGGAGAAAGCCACTGAATGTATCCAGGATATGGATCAGCGGTAATAGGATAATACTGTTTTACATACAACAAAGGTACATCTGCTGGTAGAACAACAGGATTAGGTTCAAGAGTGCCAACAACTACCTGATTATAAATTGGCTTTGGTATATTATCTGCGCCATAAGCAAATGCATTTTTGACAAGATTAAGAATAGCATCAGAAACAATACCAGCAAATTGTGGAACAATAGATGCATATCCATTACCAGCAAGAGCAATACTAAATGCAGTTATAACTGTTTCGTAACCATTCTGGTCGTTTAGAATAGTTAAAGCATTAGAAAAAGAATCTCTAATCACTGTTATTCTTGCAGAAGGAATAGTAATATTCATAACATCTCTTGCTTGTCCCATGCTCTTCATCATCTGAGGAAGCATTTGCGCAAGAGATTTAGGATCTACTTGTTGTAATATCTCTGGTAGATTTTTACCTTGATTAGCAGAAGCTGTAGTTGGTTTGTCAGCATTAGGAGCGAACTTATCTCTTATGTCGCTCAATGCTTTGGCGTCATCACTCTTAACAAAAGGAGCATCACCATATTCTGCTTCGTCTTTTGTTACCTTTGGGGCTTCTTGATCAATAGTCTGGTTGTTCCAAATATTGTTTTTATCTTTGAATGCATCTTTGTCCTGACTATCGCCTTTTGAATAGCCAGGATTATCAATACCAGGATTATTAATATCACCACCAGTGTCTTTATCTGCTTCTTTTGTAACTGCCATTACGATTTACCTTCTGGTAGATCACCACGTGCTATAGAACCAATAACAATAGGATATTGTTCGGCGTCATCACCTGGTAGATATGTAATAATAACTCTAGATCCAACAACAAGACCTGAAGGAACTATACCAATTTTTGAAGTAGCAGCTGATGTGACTGGGTGCATGACCATGGCCCATGGAAGTTCATCATCTTTCACTTCTTGGTCGTCGTTATTCTTACCATATATTCTTACTTTAACACGCCCAGATTTAGTTGGATCGTCTTCAAAGTTTCTAACTTCTGCTATTCTAATCATGCCTCTCCTTCGCCTCCTTCTTTATAAGAAGCCTTCACAACTCTAAGAATCATAGTGGCATATGGCTGTTGACCAGTTGGTTTAACTTTGGTTCTGATAGCAACAACGAGAGCTTTACCATTAAACTGTTTTTCTCCTTGAGAAGTATCACTATTAGCTTTTTTAGGTATCTCTAAATCAATAATAGAACCAAGATGAATATCAGGATTGAAATATGTTTCAAGCTCTGCCGAATTCTGAGATAAATGAGCAAGAAATCCTGCTCTCTTTACTTTAGCTGTAGCAGTTGTATGTTTATCTTTATCATTGGCTTTATCATATACAGTGCCAATAGGAACTTTCTTCATATCTGAATTTGGACCTTTAAATACTGGTTGGTCAATAAATTTATAATTAGGCTCTTTGTTCTGATCAACATCGCAAGGCTGATGTGTTGTTAGATTAAAAGTTTGTTCATTACCCTTAATCAAAGATCTTGTTCCGGTGAAAAAAGAATCAGGAGCTTTAAACCACATAATAGAATTTTGCTTATCTTCTTCAGAAGCATTACCATAATCAAGATCAGTTCTCTGCTTTAATTTAACAGAAGATTCTCCTTTAAACAGTTCTTCAAAAGTAGCAAACACATATTTCTGATCTCCATCTTTTGCTTGCTGAAAACAAACAAAACAAGATGATTCATCAGTATCAGACTCATGTATAGAATTCAATCTATGAAGAGAATCTAAAGGATGCTCATTGTTTAATATAACACGTCTTTTACCCTTAGTTTCACTCTTAATCTCAACATCCTTATCAGTCTTGAAACCGTTTTCTAATATATCTTTAACAACATCGCTTGTTTTTTTATTATAACTTTTCTGCATATAATTACTTTGAGCATTTAACATCTCTGCTGAAACTGACCTGATATCATATTGTTTAAAGTGCCCAGCACCTACACTTTTATGAGAAAGATCATCTAAATTTTTATTCTGAAACATTTTAAATTTAAATTTACGTTCTCCAGAACCACTGCTTGATCCTCCCTGGTCGGCAGGTCTGAGAGATATTTCAACATCTTTATCATACGAACCGTTAATATTATTTTTACCAAGTGCATCAGAATGATCGACCACTCTAATTTCAGCTACAGGTCCGTATGGATTGAAAATATCTTCATAGATATTAATACCGCCATAACCTGCAGTCTGATAATCAGTTAAATCAAGATCACCGATTTTTAATGTAGAAATTTTTACGTCACCGACTGGCATTTTACACCTTCATTAAATCTTTTAAATTTTCAGCAATAATATCTCTAAACGATGCATCAAGAACACGAATAGATTTATTATATTCTTTTCTTTCTAATTCGTATTCATAATAAGAAACAGGAGACCAGAATTGTTCAACAGAATCTGGAATATTATTAGACAAAGGATAAAATTCAGTAAGAGGTAATTTTATTTGACATTCTGTGCCATATATAAAACTACCGTTAGATATAGCGACATCATTACTTGTTGAGAATGTACCTCTCATGTGCTGCAAAGCGACGACATTCGACTGCCCTGTATTAGCCGAATTTAAGAATTGTCCGTTACCAGATTGTCTATCATTAAATACAACTGTCACTATTTCATCTTGGTTAAATGATTTAAATTGATCAGCAATAGCATTAACTTGATACCCACAAATTTTATTAGTATTAGATCTCCAATCTAATTGAGATCTTTTATATGCCATTACATTTTGCCTTGAATCATATATACGTTCATAATAAGTTTGTGCATCTGGGTCTAAGGCGTTATACTCAGATTTTGTTATAGTTTCTTCAATGGCTGTTTCCCAATTATTGCGATAATACATAATCTTTTGCTGCGCATTTACAAAAGATCCATATTTCTTATCAATATAATCAACAAATTCATTATCTGACATATACCATTCATAATATGGATCAACTATCTTATTTGTTAAATAGAAAATCCAGCTTCTATATGGATCGTTATAATATCTTGTAGATAATTGATCAGGACGTTCGTCAGAAGTAATATCATAAGGATAAAACACATATGGGTTCGTAGATATCTTTTCCATGAGAGCAACTCTCTTGGTAATATCAACGACCTGATTATTAGAATATGTAATTACTGGAAATTTCTCGAAATACTTCTCGGCCATTTTACATCTCGTAATTGTTTCTGTTCCATAGCTGAATCTCTTTCAGCATAACAGTAAGGTTTACAACAGTTGGTGCGTCGCTCTTGAAAAACGAAGGCATTCCCGCTCCAGTGTAATCTACCTGAACAGAAATAATAGCACAAGGCTTCAATTTGAATAAGTATTTATCTGGTTTAAAACTAATAGTGGCGATATTTGGATAACCTAATAGAGCCCCGCCATATTCTAAAGTGGGCAATGAAGCCTTCTTGAAAGCATTAATAATGTCGTTTAATTCGTCAGAATCTCTTTGACTGGCAGGAGCAAGGGTCCAAGAAAGAGTGTGTTCTTTGTATGATGGCCTCTGGAACATCATAAACATCATTGGATTTAAAGCAAGACCTGTTCCAATTTGAGCACCGGTGCCAGCTGCCTGTATAGCCGCTCCAGCCTGACCCATTTGCTGAGAAGCCAATTGACCTGCCATATCAGTTGCAGAAATCTCAGCCCAATTTAAATTTGTTATATCATTAATTCTTCTTGGCATTGGTAATTTAATTCCCATACCACCAGAAATACTTGGTCCATTATTAACCTGCATAGAAGCCGAATATTCAACAAAAGAAATATCAGTATAATATTCTCTGCCATCTTGTATAAGATCTGTAGGAAAACACCTAGAACTATATCTCTTTTGTGGAGGAGTAGGAAAATTAGTACCAGCCATTATTATATCCTTATTGAAGGCTAAATATTCTATAGTTATTTATTAGAAGAATGAGATGGCGAAGTATAAAGGTTTCTATAAACCAAAAAATCCAGACAAGTATAAAGGCGACCCGACCAATATAGAGTATCGTTCTGGTTGGGAGTTGAAGCTCATGCACAGGCTCGATGAGGATCCAAACATTATTTGGTGGCAGAGCGAGGAGACCGTTATACCATATAGATCGCCCATCGATAATCGTATTCATAGATATTATGTAGATTTCACTGCTCGCTGTAAGACTAACAATGGTGGAACAAAGACCATATTGATCGAAGTGAAACCAGCTGCTCAGTGCCAGCCTCCAGCTATTATGGAAGGCAGAAAGACAAAGCGATATATATCTGAGGTAATGACATGGGGTGTGAACTCAGCTAAATGGAAAGCTGCTAAAGAATATTGCCGAGACCGTGGATATGAGTTTATGTTAATGACAGAGAAAGAACTGGGGATAGCGTCTTATGGCCGATCAAAGAGAGTTTAAGAAACTACTGAAAGGCGCTGGCAGAGAAGTTGCCAAGAACGCCCAAGATTGGTTTCGTGATACAGCCAAGAATGTCGGGGAGAACAAGAAAGACCCCAGTAAGCTGTTTGCTACAAGGACAGCGCCAATGATAGGCGAAATGTTCCTATATGTATACGATCCAAAGACTAAGGCTAAATTGCCTTTCTGGGATTCATATCCTCTTACTCTTATTATAGAAATGTATTCAGACGGGTTCTTAGGATTAAATCTTCATTATTTACCTCCGTCAGCCAGAGCTCAGTTAATGGATGCTCTCAACGGTGTCAAGAATAACGATAAATACAATGATTCGACAAAGATTATGGTGTCGTATAAGATATTGAAAGCATACACGAGTCAGTTTAAAGGATTCGAGAGTTGCCTGAAAAGATATCTGTATGGGCACGTAAGAAGCTCTTTTCATTATGTCCACCCATCAGACTGGGCCAAGGTTGTGATGCTTCCGTTACAGAGATGGAATACAAATCCAGATCGTAGATATTCTGGTTCACCACCTTATTAGGATAAACGATGGCTTTTAATATAAACCAATTCAAACAGAATGTTAGCGATTATGGCTATCTGTACGCAAACGCTTTTGAAGTAAATATAGCCACTCCGCAGATTATTTTCAATGCTTTAGTAAGTTCTTCTAACGTTCCTGTTCCTACTCAGAAAATAGCTGAGAATTTAAAATTTCGTATAGATCAGGTCAGAGCTCCTGGTATGTCTCTTATGACATCTGATATCAATCGTTTTGGTATTGGTGCAACACAAAAGATGCCAATTAATGCTCAATATCAAGAAGTAAGTTTTTCTATGATGTTAGACGAATATGGAGAGATATGGCAATATTGGTATCAATGGTTAAGAGCAATAAATGATTTTGCTGGGACTGACACTCAACAGCCAAAATATCAGGTTGAATATAAAGACCAATATTCCACTGTAATTCAGATAGTTGTCTATGATAATTACGGTAATCCGGTGCAAAAGATAAATTTATTTGAAGCATTTCCGACTTCTATAAGAGAAGTTCCACTTGCATGGGGAGATAATTCTATTGTAAAATTAAATGTCGGTATTGCATATACCAATTATACGATTGAAGGATCCTCCATTCAACGTCAACCAGGGCAACCAGCCCAAGCTCCTGCAGGATTTGAAAAAAATAATTCTATAAACATTTCACCATAACATTTGGAGTATAGCATGTCTTTGACTAAAATTGATCAACCGATTTATAGTATTGATATTCCCTCTTTAAAGAAGAGTTTTCAGTTCAGACCATTTCTTGTTAAAGAAGAGAAACTAATTCTTATGGCCAAAGAAGGCCAGACTGAAACTG